CGGCCAGACCGTGAAGTGCGAACTGGTGAACAACGTGGTGTGGGATCAGGTCAAGCTGAGGCAACTGGCTTGCAATATCGCCGCCTCGGGCGACATCCCCGAGCAGTACATGACCATCACCTACAAGGTGTCGGAGAACAAGTACAAGAACTGGTCCGACGTCTTCCGCAAGCAATTCGAGGCGGCTCGTACCGTGCGCCCCGGCAAGTCCACCTTCACGCTGGAGCAGCCGCAAGTCGTGCGCACCGGTCAGGAGGCATGGCAATGACGCTGCCCATCATCAGCGCAGACCAGCGCCTGGCTGAGCCCCGCTGCGCCAAGATCGTCCTCGTCGGCATTCCCGGCGCGGGCAAGACCAGCCAGCTTAAGACGCTGCCCGAAGACAGCACGCTGTTTGTCGATCTGGAAGCGGGCGATCTGGCGGTGTTGGACTGGTACGGCGACACGCTGCGCCCGCGCTCCTGGCCCGAGTTCCGCGACCTGGTCGTGTTCCTGGCCGGCTCCAATCCGGCGGCCAGCCCCGACCAGCCGTACTCGCAGGCGCATTTCGATGCGGTGTGCAAGCGCTATGGCGACCCGAAGCAGCTGGACAAGTACAGCACGTACTTCGTGGACTCGATCACCGTGCTGTCCCGGCTGTGCCTGGCCTGGGCCAAGACGCAACCGCAGGCGTTCTCCGAGCGCACCGGCAAGCCGGACACGCGGGGTGCCTACGGCCTGCTCGGTACCGAGATGATCGCAGCACTGACGCACCTGCAGCACGTGCGCGACAAGCACGTCGTGTTCGTGGCGATTCTGGAAGAGAAGGTCGATGAGTTCAACCGGCGGTTTTTTGCGATCCAGCTCGAGGGCAGCAAGACCGCGCTGGAGTTGCCCGGTGTCATCGATGAGGTGATCACGCTGGCGCTGCTGCGCCCCGACGCACCGGTGGACGGGGAGGCGGCTGCCGCGCCCGCGGAGCCGTTCCGCGCGTTCGTCACCCATACCGACAACGTCTGGGGCTACCCGGCCAAGGACCGCTCCGGCCGGCTGGACGCCCTGGAGGAGCCGCACCTGGGCAAGTTGATCGCCAAGACCGCGGCGCCGCGCAAGCCTGTGCCGCTGGCCGGCGCCACGACCCAACCGAACTTTTCCTGAATCCCGAGAACTAGACCATGACGTTTTGGAATGACTTCAACGACGCCGGCCGCCAAGTCGGCTTTGACCTGATCCCCAAGGGCACGCTGCTCAAGATCCGCATGACGATCCGCCAGGGCGGTTTCGATGATCCGTCCCGCGGCTGGACGGGTGGCTGGGCCACCGAATCCGAGCACACCGGCAGTGTGTATCTCGCCGCCGAATTCGTGGTCCTCGAAGGGCCGTACGCCAAGCGCAAGCTGTGGTCGATGATCGGCCTGCATTCGCCCAAGGGGGACGAGTGGGCCAACATGGGGCGTGCGTTCGTGCGCGCAGCGCTGAACTCCGCGCGTGGCGTGCATCCGGACGACAACACCGAGCCGGCCCAGCTCTCCCGACGCATCCGCGATTTCGGTGAGCTTCACGGCATGGAATTCATCGGCCGTGTCGACATCGAGCTCGACAGCCGGGGCGACGCCCGCAATGTCATCCGGCAGGCGGTGGAGCCGAACCACAAAGACTACGCGGCGCTCATGGCCGGCAACGCGCCGCCGGTGAACGCCGCCAATGCCGGTGTCGGCCGCGCACACGCGCCTGCCGCGTCGGCACCGGCACGTGCTGCCCAACCCCGGCAGGCGGCCGGTTTCACGCGCCCGGCGTGGGCGCAGTGAGGAGGGGCCGTGCAATGCTGGGTTTGTCGCCAACAAGCACGTGGCTACCGGCACTCGGACCTGCGCTTCCGCGTGGGCGATCCGCGTCGCCATCCGCCCGACTGGGCCTTCTGCTCGCGCCGCTGCCAGGATGCCTTTCACGCGATGTACGGGGCTTGGCGCGAGACCGAGCCGCCATTGTCCGAACCACTCACAAGGGAGGCGCCCATGCCTGAGACCACTACGCAGCAGCGTGCTGCGATGCGCCGTTGCCTGCGGCCGTTCGGGCAGGTGGCCGGCGAGATCGGCTTCGATAAGCCGCTGGCCCACTACGCCGAAGAAGAAGCCCTGCGGGTGATCGGGGCCATCGTGTCCGCGTACACGGAGGCGATGGCGCTCAACGCGCCGCGTGCCCAGGCCGCCTCCGTGGGGCAGAGGCGTTCCGTAGGACTGTCGGCGGATGCGTTCGCCGACTTGGAAGATGACATTCCGTGGTAACCGAGATGCTGGATTTCAATCACCGCAATTCCCGCCCTAAAACCCGCAGCACCATCGATCCGCGCCGCACCAAGCGGGCCGCGAGGCCACGCCCGCTGGTGACCATCCGCACGGTGGAGCGGTTGCTGCAGCGCCACGTCCCCGCGCCGGTCACTGGCCTGCTGCCAGAACAGCGCCTGATCGTGGCGGTGCTCTGCCAGGCCATCGCCGATGCGCGCTACGCGGACCGAAAGCACCTGCAGGAGGACGCCGAGCGCTTCCTGCGCAGCGACGATCTCGCGCAGGTGGCTGGGCTGATCGATCTCAACCCAGCGTTCGTTCGCGAGGTGGCGGTCAAGACCGGCTATCTCTTGGAGGCCCCTGAAGAACAGCAAGAACGGAGCGCCCATGCTCGACTTCAATGACAGCCCACCGCAAGGGCGGGAGGTCGCTCGTCCCGCACCCTCGGACGGGGAGCGGGAGCGCATCCGGGGCCTGCTGCTCGACCGGCTGGACTCGGTGCTGGCCATCCTGTTTCCGGCCGGCAAGAAGCGGCGCAACAAGTTCGTGATCGGCGACATCCAGGGCAACCCCGGCGACAGCCTGGAAATCGTGCTCGACGGCGAGAAGGCCGGCCTGTGGACGGATCGCGCCACGGGTGATGGCGGGGATGTGTTCGCCGTGATCGCGGGCACCCTGGGTGTCGATGTGCAGACGGAATTCCCGAGGGTGCTGGCGCGCGCTGCTGACCTGCTTGGTCTCGCCAGCACGCAGCCGGTGCGGCGCAAGCGGAAGGAGCCGCCGACGGACGACCTCGGCCCTGAGACGGCCAAGTGGGACTACCTGGACGCCGCCGGCAGGCTGATCGGGGTGGTCTACCGCTACGACCCGCCCGGCCGGGGCAAGGAGTTCCGGCCGTGGGACGCCAAGCGCCGCAAGATGGCCCCGCCCGATCCGCGCCCGCTGTACAACCAGCCGGGACTGGCAATCGCCACGCAGGTCGTGCTGGTCGAGGGCGAGAAGTGCGCCCAGGCCCTGATCGACGCCGGCATCGTTGCTACTACGGCGATGCACGGGGCGAACGCGCCCGTGGAGAAGACCGACTGGTCGCCGCTGGCCGGCAAGGCCGTGCTGATCTGGCCCGACCGGGACAAGCCGGGCTGGGAGTATGCCGACCGGGCGTCGCAGGCGATCTTGCAGGCGGGCGCGTTGTTGGTGGCCATCCTGTTGCCGCCGGACGACAAGGCGGAGGGCTGGGATGCAGCGGACGCGATCGAGGAAGGGTTCGACGTCGGCGGCTACCTGGCAGCCGGCGCGCGGGTGCCCGTGGTGCCGGAGGTGGACGACCCCGTGTCGGCCGACGTGCTGGAAGGCGTGGACTGGGAAACCGAGGACGGGCTGGCTACGGCCTTCACGCGCCGCTATGGCGACGACTGGCGCTACTGCTCCCTGTGGGGCAAGTGGCTGGTGTGGACCGGCGTGCGGTGGAATCCCGACCAGCTGCTCTACGTCACCCACCTGTCGCGTGGGATCTGCCGTGCGGCCTCGTTCAAGGCGGAAACGCCGCGGCAGAAGGCCAAGCTGGCGAGCTCGTCGACCATCGCCTCGGTCGAGAAGATCGCCCGTTCGGATCCCAAGCACGCGGCCACGGCCGATGAGTGGGATGCCGACATGTGGGCGCTCAACACCCCCGGCGGGGTAGTCGACCTGCGCTCGGGCAACTTGCGAGCGCATCGGCGCGAGGACCGGATGACGAAGGTGACCACGGCGACACCAGGGGGCGATTGCCCGACCTGGCGGCAGTTCCTCGCCGAGGTCACGGGCGGTGATGCCGAACTGCAGGCCTACCTGCAGCGGATGGCGGGTTACGCGCTGACCGGGTCGACGCAGGAGCATGCGCTGTTCTTCCTGTACGGCAC